TGGAAATACTGGTATTTACTTGGCTTCTTTAGCTCCTTCTGTTGACCCAGATGCACAAGCATTCATAACAGCGGCTGCAATAACAGACCCTACTCAACAAAGTGCTATTAATCAATTAGTAGTTGACTTAAAAGGGTATAGCATTTGGACTAAAATGAAGGCGATTTATCCAATAGTAGGAGGAACAGCAGCTACTCACAAATGGAACTTAAAAGACCCAAGAGACTTAGACGCTGCATTTAGATTGACATTTGCAAGTGGATGGACGCATAGTTCAACAGGAATGACACCAACAAATGCTTATGCTGATACATTTTTTGTTCCTTCAACTCATTTAGGAGTTAATTCAAATTCATTAGGATATTATTCAGGAACTAATCTATCTGAAACAAGTTCAGACCCTGTTAATATGGGTTCATTAGATAGCGTTACTCAAGGAATGCTATTACTAAAATCAAATACTACATTATCAAGCAGATTAAATGGCTCGTTAATAAGCTATTCTACTGCTACAATGAAAGGATTTTTCTCAGTGTCAAGACAATCGTCAACTTTAACTGATATTTATTTAAATGGTTCTCAAGTATCAACAGGAAATAGTGGAGGAACATTACCTACAAATAAAATTTTTATTGGCACAACAGCAATAGGCTCTGGTGCTTATGCTTCTGGATATGTAAAAAATGATTTTAGATTTGTTTATTTATCAGATGGTTTAAATGATACTGAAATGTCTAACTTCTACACAGCAGTACAAGCATTTCAAACAACTTTAGGAAGACAAGTATAATGGAAGGAAGAATAGTAACAAACCAACAAGCAGAAGAACTACAAGGAGTGTTCTTTGATGCTGATACATTTTTTAATTTCGTTCAAGATATTAATGATGTATATTTTTTATTTTTAAGTGAGCAAGATGAGGCAGATATTGCATCAACTGAATACGCTTATTTATTAGATATTCCTTTGAGTCCGTATGAACCAAAACCAACACCACCACCTTTTGAATGAGTACACAGATAAACATATTAAATGCTAACTCTTTCACTATTATAGGAGGTTTATTTGCTCAGACGGCAAACAGTATTCCTGTTACAGGAACTACAACAGAGACTACATTAATAGATGGAGGAGTAGGTAGCTTATCTGTACCTGCTAATTTCTTTAAGGTAGGTGATAGTTTTAGAGTTATTACAGCTGGTGTATTAAATGCTGCTAATAATCAAACTATAAGAATAAGAGTTAAGGTTGGTTCTATTGTATTATTAGATAGTCTTGCTCAGCCTATTACTAACATTACTAATGATGTATTCTCTTTAAATGTAGATTTTACTGTTAGACAACTAGGTGGTCCTGGTGTAGCCTCTATAGTTTCATTAGGTACATTTCATTATGCTAAGACATCTAATGCTACTGTTCAAGGGTTTGCTTTTAATCAAGTAAATTCTACTACATTTGATACTACTATAGCTAACACATTGAATATAACAGTAGAATGGGGAGCAGCTGATTTAGGTAATAGCATTTTTAGTGATATATTTATTTTAAACAAAACATATTAATATGAGTACAGGAATTAACATAGCACCTTCTTCTGATTTAACAGTAGGTACAACAGCAGTAACATCAGGAACAGATACAAGAGTATTCTTCCAAGCAGGTGGTGTAGTACAGCAAGATGCTAACTTTACTTTTGACAATACATTAAAGAGATTGACATTAAAGGCTGTTGGTACAGCTGCTACTGATATACCTTTTATAGTTAGAAATAGTGCAGATACCTTTGATATATTAGCATGTTATGGTGATGAGACTACTATTATAGGTAGAAACGCATCAACTGAACCAAGACTAATCATAAATAGGGCAGGTTCAACAAAAATGGTTCTTGGTGGCACAAGTAATTTAAACATTCAATTTCCAAATTCAGGCTTTGGTCAATTAAATTCAGGAACACAAGGCTGGGATATTATTTCCTCAAGTGGTGATATTAGAACAAGAAACTCATCAACATCTACAATACTAAAAGGAAACTTTTTTGGAGTAGGTATTGCCAATCCTGCTGCAAGATTAGATGTACAAGCACAAGGAGCATTATCAACTGATATAGCATTTAGAGTTAGGAATAGTGCTGATACTGCTGACTTAATATCTTTTAGAGGTGATGGTTCACAGTGGATTCAATCAGTACCATTTATACACGCAGGAACTTTAACAGGAGGAACAAATGCTGCTCAATCACTTTATATTGGATATAATTCAAGAAATATTGCATCAACTGGTTCAAGAAATGTTATAATAGGTACAGGCTCAGGTTCTACAATTTCAACCAATGACAGTGTTTGTATAGGTCATAGTGCATCTGCATTTAACACCTCTATTGCAATTGGTTCTGGCGCTACAGCTAGTGCTAACAATTATTGTGTAATAGGTTCAGAATCTTATCCTTTTACAAGTATGGCTATTGGAACAGGAGGTTCTGTAACAGCTGCTGCAAATGTTCAAAATATGAATTTATTTGTTGGCGGTGTAGCTAGTGGATTTACTTTAAATACATCGGCAGCATCTAAATATTTTAGACTATCTGCACAGAATGGAAGTGGAACAGGAGAAGGAGCACCAATACAATTTGCAACAGCTCCCTCAGGAGCATCTGGTTTTTCGTCAAATGCAGATGTTGTATTTATGGAGGTGAGAGGAGATGGTATGGGTTTAAACCATTATCAACTATCTACTCCAAGAGTTCCTTCTGCAAGTATAACTGATGGTTACATTCAGTATTCTAATGACATCACAGCAGGAAATGCAGCACCACATTTTAGAACTGAAGCAGGAAACATAATAAAACTATATCAACAATCAAGTGCAGGTATAGCAACAGTAGGTGATTTAGTTACCGTGTTGCAAAATCTTGGTTTATTATCTTAACTTTGTAAAAAAATATATTATGGCAATCTTAATTAAAGCAACAGAAGACAAAAAGATTACAATCTCAGGAACAGGTATTGAGTTACCAGAGGTTTATGGTAGAATCAGATTCTTAGGAGATTTCTCAGGAACTACTATTCAAGGTGAGGTAGCTACATTTGCAAATTATCAAACATTTATAGAAGGTAAAATGCTTTATACTGATGTTCCTGTAGGAAGCTATCAGTCTGAGTTAGAAGCAGGTGAAGTTCAATCTTTAGACACAGCTCACAAATATGCTAAGTTAGCTTATGAGCAAATGGGTTATGAAGTGATTATTGATATGACAGCTTAAAAAAAATAAAATGAAAACACTATTTACTAAGTTAGTAATGACTGCGGGATATAATGATTTAGCCCATTTTTTAAACAGTGCATTCCATCTTAAACTTACTTTACCTCTTATAACTATAAGTAGTTGTGCTGCAACATTTGGGTATTACTTTGATTTATTATTTGGTATTAAAGCTGTTATAGGTATCTCAATACTTGTGCTATTTGTCTTAGAGTTTTACACAGGAATGAAAGCTTCTAGAAAAGAAGGTAAAAAATTTGATTCAGAACTCTTTGGTAAAGGTTGGTTAAAACTTTTAGTATACATGATAATGATAGGTGTATCTAATACTTTAGCTAATAATATACAAGGTCTAGATATTTTGGGATATAATTTTAATATCTATGAATGGTTTCATGGTATGTTTTATAATTATATTTTATTAAATTTGATTTTGTCTAACTTAGAGAATTTCAAGAGATTAGGTTGGACAGAGCATTTGCCTTTATTAAAAGCATTGGCAAAACATGTAAAAGATGAACCTAAAAATAAATTAAATGGAGAAGAATCTTAAAGAAAGATGGAACGGTAAAACACCTAAGTTTTGGAAAAGAGTACAAAGGTGGGCTATCATTACAGGTGCAGTTGCAGGAGCAGTTCTAGCAGCACCAGTAACTTTACCAGCTGTAGTATTAACAACAGCAGGATATATTGCTACAGTAGCTACTACTGCTGCAACATTATCACAATTAACAGTAGAAAACACCAAAACAAATAAAGATGACAAAGAAAACAAAGAAAATTGAAGACTTTGAAGTAAATGCTAAGACTAAGAAAGTAAGCATCAAAGCAAAAAAAGAAGGTAAAAAAGTAAACGTAGAAGTTGAAACACCTAAAGTTAAAACAACTCTTAAAAAAGATGAAGAGAAAAAAGAGTTTGTTTATGACAGCAAGAAACTAGATATTAATGTTACTAAAGATTCTGAAGGTACTAAAGTAACTGTTGAGTCTGAAAATGGGTTTCTTAAAAAAGTAGGAAACTTTATTTCTAGAGTATTTGTAAGAAAGTTTAATAAAGAATCTAAGTAACATGCTAACTACTTCACAGACTACTAAAAAATACGGAGTACCAAATGAAACTGGTGCTGGTTACTTAGTAACTTTAAATCTTCCATATCCAATGAGATTAGCATGGGATACTGATGAGACAGTCACTAGGATGAGATGTCATAAGCTTGTAGCTCCTAAGTTTGAAGCTGTATTTAAAGAACTCTTAACTACCTATGGTTTACCTAGAATAAAAGAACTAGGTATTGATTTATTTGGTGGTTGTTTTAATTATAGAAAAATGCGTGGAGGTTCCGCATGGAGTAAGCATTCATGGGGAATAGCTATTGACCTTGATCCTGCTAGGAATACGTTGAAAGAAACAAGTAAGACTGCAAGATTTGCAAGACCTGAGTATAAAGCTATGATAGATATATTCTATAAACATGGGTTTATATCTCTTGGTAGAGAACGCAATTTTGATTGGATGCATTTTGAGATAGGGTCATGAAACTAAGAAATAACTGGGGAAATGCTAATAAGCAGTGGGACAAAATAATGATAAGACTAAGATTATCTAGTGTAGATATATTTACTCTAGAATTAGATATATCTAGAGAGTTTTATCTTATTACTATTTTAAACTTTACTTTAAAAAATAGATAATGGCAAAAATTAAAGAACAAGGATTGAACAATAAAATTACTGTAAAAGTCTCTCGCCCAGGCGTGCACGCGAAGACTAAGACTAGTAAAATAAAAACCTCTAAAAACTATAAAAAAAGTTATAGAGGACAAGGAAGATAATATTTAAAACACTTATATTTGTTATTATGTTGACTCTAGACGATCTTCATGCTCAAATTGATGAAGCTTTAGCTATAAATTCTATTGAGTCTTCATTTTCATATGAATTCTTTACGGATTTAATTAATGGCCAGCGTGCATTGTGGATGCGCAATGAGTACAATAAAAATCGTAGTATAGATCCATATGTACTACAAACATTATCTTGCTTAGAATTAGAATTAGTAAATCCAATAGATTGTTGCATAGAAGTACCTAATCAGTGTAAAGTTCTTAGAACCAAAAAAGTTATTCCTAATACTATTGAATTATATTTTACAAAAGGAATAGCAGCTATAGGTCCTGCAGATATTACTAAACCTAGATTTGTTTTAATAGATTATTCTAGAGTGCCTTATGTAGGCCACGGAAGAACTACACAACGAGCTATTTATGCTTTTATATACAATCAATATATTTACGTAATAAGCAAAGACACAAGCGTAAGTTTATTAAAATATATTACAGTTAGAGGAATTTTTGAAGATCCAACAGAATTAGGAGAATATGTAAGTTGTATAAACGGCTTACCTTGTTATAAATCTTCAGAACCATATCCATTAAACTTATGGATGTGGGAATATATTAAGCCTCAAATTTTGCAGCAATTAATGCAAAAAAGTATTAATAGACTTGATGATAATAATAATGCTCAAGATGATAAAACACAGGGTATGATGGCCCCACCACAAGGACAGCAAAATGAATAGAGGAAAAGGAAAAACAACAGGAGAATTAAGAAAAAAAGATTTTTATAATTATTATGTAAATAACTCAAAAGAACCTATTATATCACAAAGTGTTTATAATAAATTTTTAAAAGAATTACTTAATAATTACAGTAAAGAAATAGTAGAAAAAGGATTAGAACTTAGGCTAAATAAATTAGGAAAAATTAGAGTAAGAACTAAGGAACTACATTATTTTAATAAAGAAGGCAAACGTGCTAAAAGTATTAGAGTAAACTGGAAAGCTACTTTAGAATACTGGAAAAATAAATATCCAGAATTAACTAAAAAAGAATTAAAAAATATTAAAAACAAACCTTTATTGTATCATGACAATGAACACAGTAATGGTGAGTTTTATGAGCATTATTGGGATAACAGTACTGCTAATGTAAAATATAAAAGTTTTTATAATTTTAGTGCCTCTAGACAATATTCTAGATTAATTGCTAAAGTTGTTAAAGACCCAAACAGAAAAACTTTTTATTATGGATGAAATAATGAAATCAGAAAACAGTAAATCAGTAGAATCTACTGTTAAGATTACTAGAAAAGAATTTGAAGATGGATCTTCAGAAGAAACTCGTGTAGAGCAAGTTGACGGAGGATATATTATAACTAAAGAATGTCGATGCAAAAATGACAAAGGAGAGTGGGAATGGAAAACAGAAAAATCTGTTAGTACCACAGATCCTACTATGGATAAATCTTCTGAAGGTATTGCTGATCGTTTAGAGGCATTGCTTAAAAACTTAGACTAATGTTTGCAGGAAAAACCGTTTCATATAAAGCTGTTGTAGATAAAGTTATTCGAGACTTTGGATTTAATTATGATATTAAAGACGAAGAAGGTTTAGAATGGCTAGCAGAATTTATGGCTCATACTAACGTAGGGGTAGTAATGACTAACAATATTGCTTATATTTTAATATGTGACGGTAGGGGTGATTTACCTTTTGATTTACACAAAATAGAACAAACTGCTCATTTAGAAGGAATTACTACTATAGAGGAAGCAGAATGTGGACATGGTAGGCCTTTTCCAATGCGATGGGCTACTGATCATTTTCATAAAAGATATCACATAGACGACAGAGATTATACTTCAGAATCAAGAGAGACTTACACTGTAGAAAATAATTATATTTTTCCTAGTTTTAATAAGGGCATAGTAATGATGAGTTACATAGCTATTCCGACAGACGAGTGCGGGTATCCAGTAATTCCTGCAGAACAACAATGGATGGAAGCAGGAGCTCATTATATAGCACATAAAATAGCAAGAAAATTACTTTATCAAAATCAAATGCGTCCTGATTTATTTCAGTTAATTGAAAGAGATAGAGATTGGTATTTTGCACAAGCAGTTAATCATGCTAAACAATGGAACGGTGTAGATGAAGCAGAGTCAGTTAAAAATTCAGTAGTACGTACTATTCCAGATATACAGGCGCATGCTAGTTTCTTTGCAAATATGCAACTACCAGAGCAGCGTAAATTTAGACCTAAAGCAGGAAGTGCTTTAGTATCTACAATAAATACAGTGTCTGCTTCTGTACAAGGTCCTAATCCAGCTATCTAACTATGCAAGCAAGAGTAAATACTTACACAGGAATGAATAAAGATGTGGCATATGATACATTGCCAGAAAATCTTTATATAGATGCTTTAGATATTAGAATTTCTACAGTTAATGGAGAATCTACAGGAGCCTTTACTAATATGAAAGGAAACGTAGAATCTTTTACAATTCCTAATAGTGGAGAATTTACTGACCCAAAAAATCCTTCAGGCCCACCTATTCCTTGGACAGCTGATACTCCTGAAATCATTGGCTATACTACTATTAGAAATCGAATTATAATATTTGTAGCAGATAACTCTGGAGCTAAAGGATGGATTTACGATTTACAATATGATCCTGCTACAAGAATAATTCTTCCAGGTTTTCCTGTATTAAAATATTATTCTAGTGCTTTTAATTTTAAAAAAGATTGGCCAATAGAAGCATTAGGACGTTACGAATCTGATTGTATACAGAGAGTTTATTGGACAGATTATAATAACTTTTTTAGAGCAATAAATTTAGAAGACGCTAATTTAGATTCTACTCCTGTAGGATTAATAGACAATTATCCTAATGTAGAATTTAGACAGCCTTTATTAAAAATAGTTGCAGGGGGTGGTTCTTTACAATCAGGAGAATACCAAGCAGCTTATAGATTAATTACTTTTGACGGTAAAGAAACTTTAGTATCTCCACCTAGTAATTTAGTACACGTAGTAAGTTCTAGTGAAAGTCTTACTCAATCTGCTCAATATGTAGGAGAACCTACTGTAATTAATACTGGAAAATCTATAACTTTTGAAGTTGACACTACTGGTTATGAAGTTTTTGAAAAAATAGAATTTTTAGTTTTATATTTTGAAACAGGAACTGCAGTACCATTAGCACAATCTGTAGAAACTCAAAATATAGGAGCTAATACAACAATGTCTTTTACTTACACAGGAAATGAAGATTCTTTAACTACTATAGAACTATTTGATTTTACTGTAAAAAATATTGCTTTTAAAACGCCTAAAACTATTACTCACAAAGACAGTACTTTAGTTGCAGCAAATATTAAAGGTTCTCAAATAAGACT